CGAAAGTGTTATGAGGCAGCTGTTGAAAGTCTCAAGTATCGAGAACTTGAGAAACGTGATTGTCGCGTGAAAGTATTTACGAAGGATGAGTACCGAAAGCCAGAAGGCGCCCCTCGTGCAATACAACCACGAAGTCCAAGATTCAATGTCAAATTGGGCAGATACATCAAACATTTGGAACATAAAATATTTGATGCTATAGACGAGATATTTGACCCAACGAAACGTCATCGAACGGTAGCTAAAGGAATGAACATGATTGAGCGCGGAAATGTTATTGCGAATATGTGGAATTCATTTGCCGATCCCATCGCAGTGGGATTGGATGCCAGTAGATTTGATCAGCATATAAACACATTGCTGCTACGGCAAGAGCACAATATTTACCACATGTGGTCCACAGGAACAGGAGAAGGACTACCCAATCTGCGAACATTGCTCGCATCCCAGCTCAAGAACAAGGGAACTTACAAAGGGGTTGATGGTAAGTTGCGTTACTCAGTCAATGGGTGTCGCATGTCTGGTGATATGAATACCAGCCTTGGGAACGTCATTATCATGTGTAGTCTAATGTATGCTTATTTTGATCATGTTAAGCTAAAAAGACAAATTCAGCTGCTGAATGATGGGGATGATTGTGTTATCATCATGGATAGGAGGAATTTAACACAGTTTCAAGAAGGGTTACAGGATTGGTTTTTAGAAATGGGAATAACTATGGAGTGTGATGGAATTTACAAAACTCTTGAGGAAGTCGAGTTTTGTCAATCACGGCCAGTGAAATATGGGGAAGATGGCCATCGTTTGGTTCCAAGACCCACAAAGCGATTGTATTCTGATCTGATTACTACAAAGACAGTTAGTAGTAAGAAGGTGTATGGGAGACAGATTGGAGCAATTGCAGGATGTGGGATGGCGTCATCCGGAGGGCTACCTATCTTCCAGTCGTTCTACAAGTGGTTAGGAAGAGGGGCGACACCATGGATTCCATCACAAGGTGATTATTATTTCAAATTTAGACAGGAG